GATTGATTTAAGTTACCAAACTAATCGTAATTAAACGAGGAGAATTCTTTGAAACCTTTATTGTAAAAGAAAGGTGAACACCCACGATGGATAAAGAACTCGGACGCAGCGGGCTCAATCGCTGGGGCGGCTACATCTCCGAAGAATTTTTAACCGACCTGCGCGGCGACCGTGGCATTAAAATTTACCGCGAGATGAGCGAGAACGACAGCACAATCGGCGCGATCCTCTACGCGATAAAAATGTTGGTTAGGCAAGCTGACTGGCGCGTCGAAGCGGGCGGCAAAAATCAACGCGACAAGGACGCCGCCGCTTTCGTGCAGAGTTGCCTCGACGATTTGAATATCCCTTGGCAGGACACCATCAGCGAAATCCTTAGCTTCCTGACTTACGGCTGGAGCCTCCACGAAATCGTTTACAAGCGGCGCATGGGCAATAAAAAAGACCCGCGCCTCAAGTCGCGTTTCGACGACGGGCTGATTGGTTGGGCTAAGTTGCCGCTCCGTGCGCAGTCGAGTTTGGCGCATTGGGAATTCGACGAGCACGACAATCTAATCGCCTTCGTTCAAAGACCCCCGCCCGATTATCGCGAAATTAAAATCCCCGCCGAAAAATTCCTTCTGTTCAGAACGGAGACGCACAAGGACAATCCGGAAGGGCGCAGCGTGCTCCGGACGGCTTACCGCGATTGGTTTTTCAAAAAGAGAATTCAAGAGCTCGAAGGCATTGGGATTGAGCGCGACTTGGCGGGCTTGCCGGTGTTAATCGCCCCCGAAGGTCTGGACATTTGGAGCGACGCCAATTTATTAAAAACCTGCAACGACTTTGTGCAAAACATTCGCCGCGACGCCCTCGAAGGTTTGGTTCTGCCGTTCGGTTGGGAACTCAAACTTTTAAGCGCGAGCAACGGCGGTCGCCAATTCGACACCAACGCCATTATCCAACGCTACGACAGCCGTATCGCTATGACTGTTCTGGCGGATTTTTTATTTCTCGGTCACGAACAGAGCGGCTCTTGGGCGTTGAGCTCCGACAAAACGCGGCTGTTCGCGGTGGCCATTGGCACTTACCTCGACATAATCAGCGAAGTTTTCAATCAGAAGGCGATCCCCGCGCTGATTGAAATAAACGGGCTGGACGCGGCGTATCCCAAACTGGTGCACGGCGACATCGAGACGGTTGACTTGGACAAGTTGGGCGGCTTCCTCAAGACGTGCGCGGAGTTGGGCTTGATAAACGCCGACGACACTTTGGAAGATTATTTGCGTGCTCAAGCGGGCTTGCCTGCGCGGCTCGAAAAGGACGATTATTAATGTTCGTGATAAAAAAGAGACAGCCCGCGCAGGTTCTGACGGCTTTGGAGGAATATCTGCGCGGCGCGGACGAGTTAGTGGAAGTCGTGACGCGCGAGGCTCTTGGCTGGTCGGAGATAAGCTACGCCGAGTTGGAAGAATTAATCGCCGCCGGTCGCCTCAACGACTTCATTAATTGGCAAGAAAAATATTCCGCGCTCGTCAACGAAAAACTCGCGCCCGCCATGATTGCCGCCGCCATCGCCGCCGCTAAAAAATCCACTTCCAACAAAATCATCATTTCTGACAGCGACGAGTTGGTTAAGCTGTGGATTAAAAATCACGGCGCAGAATTAGTCGGTCAGCTTAGTGCAGAATCGCGCCGCGCTATCGCCAACATCCTTTTAATCTGGCAAGAGAGGCTCATGCAACCGCGCACCATGGCGCGTCAAATTCGCCCGCTTATCGGACTAAACGATCGTCAAGCTTCAGCCGTCGACAACTATCGTCGCAGAATTTATAATCGCTATTTAGAAGGCGGGCTCAATCCGCAAGCCGCTCAAGCCCGCGCTGATAAAGCCGCGTTAAAATACTCCCTTCAACAACACGCTCGCCGCGCAGAGACTATAGTTCACACGGAACTTGCTTTCGCCTACAATCGCGGGGCTCACGAGGGAGTCACTCGCGCCATTAACGCTAAACTTATGCCGCATTGTGAGATGGTCTGGACGACAGCCGGAACGAATCGTGTTTGCGCTCGTTGCATGGAGCTGAAAGATACCGTGGTTGGCAGGACTGACGAAGGTGGCGTTCAAATCCCGCCGCTGCACCCAAGATGTAGGTGTACGATTATGTATCGGGAAGTTAAACCGACTGAAAACTACAGAGTGATAACGCCTGAGTTACCTTATACGCCTGTTTCGGAGGAACGTTATAATCAGTTGATAATTCCGTTGAAGAAAATGGGCGTAACAATTCATCGAGACGAAGCAGCGCAACGACACCTTGATTTTCTTGGTGTAGAAGCTGATACTATAGGCACGCACGATGTACTTTTTCGCAAACAAGTTTCACTTAGCGCAATCCTCGAAGAAACACATCACATAAAACAAAATCGGCGCGGCATGAATGACGATAAACCAGCACCTCTTCGAACTGCACTTAACGAGATAGACGCTAAAGAATATCTGTTGCGCGTGGCAAATAAATATGGTATACCACGTGAAGAAATTGAAGCGACGAAGAAACAACTTGCCCAATACAAAGCTGATTTGGAAGAATATTATCGAAGACAAGGAGGGGGCTGAATGTGTCAAGTAACCGGACAATGGAGCGTGCGCGAGGATTTGCTTGTACTTTATCTGGACGAGGAAATCCCACGCTACGAGCCTTATCGTTTTTATCGCATTGACGGCAAAGTTTACACACCTATCCCGATGTCTCAGACTAATGGCAAATGCATAGCTCTACGGGCTCAAGGTGATTTTATTGGTAAGGAGGTAGAATTCGTTGATTAATCTAACCGAGCACTTACTCACTTTGAATAATTTATTGGCACAGGTCAAACCGGTAGAAGAAAAATATTATCGCGCGTGGTGTGCACTCGGCGAAAAAGAATTCCCGCTCCACGCTCCAGACGGACAAATTGTCCTGCGTCATCAATATAAACATAAGCCCAGCGATGAATATAAAAAAGCTCATGCCATTTATACGGAAGCGCATTTTTACCGAACCCGTCTTGATAGTGCGATAAAGGAGTTAGAGGCATTCATAAAAATCACGCCGCAGAATTAGCCGCTCAAGCCCGCGCCGAGACTATCGTCCACACGGAACTTGATACCGTGGTCGGCAGGACTGATGAAGGCGGCGTTTAAAGAAGTGCATGCAGAATTTGCGCGGCGAGAAATATGGCTTGGCTAAGGAGGAGCAATGATTAAGCAAGGCGACTGTTTAGAACTGATGAAAGAAATCCCCGACGGCGCGGTCGACGCCATAATCTGCGACCCGCCCTATGGAATCACAGATTGCGCGTTCGACGTTCGGCTACCTTTTGAGCCAATGTGGGAGCAATTTAAGCGCGTGACCAAAAAAAACGCCGCGATATGTTTGTTCAGCCAAATGCCGTTCGGTGCCGAATTGATTATGAGCAACCGCAAGATGTTTCGTTATGAATGGATATGGGAAAAATCTTTGGGCGTTGGATTTTTTAATTCAAAAAAAATGCCGCTCCGTTGTCATGAAAATATTTTAGTCTTTTATCAGCGACTGCCGACTTACAATCCGCAATTCACCAAAGGCAAGCCGTATAAAAAATTTGTGTCGGCTAAAGTATCAACTCAAAATTACGGCGATTCAGTGAGTTATCACGCTGAAAATGACGGCAAGCGTTACCCACGAGACATTTTTTCATTTCAAACGGTGCAAGATATTCACGCTCAACAAAAGCCCGTTGATTTGCTGGAGTATTTAATCAAGACGTACACGAACGAGGGCGAGCTGGTTTTAGACGCGACAATGGGCTCCGGTTCGACGGGCGTGGCGTGTGTGAACACCGGCAGAAAATTTATCGGCTTCGAGAAGGAACAAAACTTTTTCGAGATAGCCGAAAAGAGAATAGACGAAGCGGCTTCTGCGCGGGCGCAGGAGCTTTTTTGATAGAAAAATTTAGGAGGCAAAAATCATGTTTGGAAAAATTCAACTGGAACAATTCACGGGACTCACTTCAATGCCGCAGGACTTCGCAAGTGCGTGGAGCGGCTCAGGCGTCGATCAATTAGTCGGTGCCAGCTACAAGCCGATAGTGTGCGTGGGCAAGCAGCAAGTCAAGGGCACGAACTTTATCTTCATCGCCGAACAGAAATTGGTGGTGCACCCGCCGCTTCGTCGCGTGGTTAAGATGACGATAAACAAATTCGGCGACGCCTACGAGCTGGTGGACGTGGAGGAGATTTAATCATGGCGACGATAATTAAAGTCGACGATAAGTTTCAGGTGTTCGGATTCGCCAGCGCGGCGGAGATAACCGACAACCAAGGCGACACGATTGACTCCGACACTTTGGAACGCGCGGCTTATGAATTCGTGCTAAACGACGGCGCATGCGGCGAAATGCACTGGCGTTGGAACGTGGCGCGGCTGATTGAAAGTTTCTTCGTCACCGCTGACAAGGCGGCTCTTTTAGGCGTGGCAAAAGAGCATATCGGCAAGTGGTGGGTTGGTTTCAAAGTCCACGACGCCGAGGTCTGGCAACGCATTAAGAACGGCGATTACAAAATGTTCTCGATAGGAGGGCGCGCAACCCATGAGTAGCCCTTTCTTTCACAATAAAGGGTTCAAAGA